CGGCTATGAATATTCCGTTGAATTTCAATCAACAAACCTTTCCAACTCTTGACTTCATAGAAGATTTGTGATATAGTAGTCATATGGCTTTTTTCACCTCAGATCAAGTTACGGCTTTTTCGCAAAATTCTGTGAGAATTTCGTTTCTCTGTGAACTCCAATTCGTTTCACAGACCGCATATGTTTGGAATGGCGAGTATAATCTAAGCTCTGGCGGTCAAACGTGGATGCCAATGCACGGCATTGCGCGCATTGAAGGGCTTGGCATGTCTGGTGACGCGGCATCTGAGCAAGTGACGCTTTCCATGAGCGGCATTCCAGATTATGAACCAAACATTTTGGCACTAGCCCTTGAGCAAACGCCTGAAGCCAATCAACAATTGGTCAAAATTTATCTTCAGTTTTTTGACGAAAATTGGCAACCTGTCGGCAATCCAGTGATGGTTTGGTTTGGCTTTATGCAGCCGCCAAGGGTTTCCCGCACTACGCAAAGCGAGTTTGACGGTCAGGTTCAATCTATTACCGTCACTGCCGAAAACGCTTTCTTTAATCGCTCTCGCGCTCCATATGGTCGAAACACGGACCGGGACCAACAGAAGCGATATCCGGGGGATAAGTTTTTCCAGTTTACACCAACGCTTCTTTCCAAATCCTTCACTTACCCGGATTATTGATCTCATAGGTTGTATTTTGCAATCACTAGACGAATACATCAAAAACGAAGTCAAAAAGCCATTCTCCTATAAACTGAGAACGGATTGTGTTGGAACTGTTGCGCGCTGGATTCAAATCCAGAAAGGCTATTTGTTCCTTGATATGTTCGATATCAATTATTCATCTGTTGATGAAAAAGACGGCATCTTGACAAGAAATGTCAATTTCTGGAAAGCGATTCTAAATTACGCTCGCATGACTGGCGAGAAGCCAACCAAAAAGCCTGTCAAGGGGGACGTTGCCGCAATCGTTGTTCCTCCCGGCAAGGTGGGATTAGCTATTCATTGCGGCACTTATTGGTTTACTCGTGATACGAATGGCATCATTGGTTTACCGATTGATAGAACAAAAGTCTTAAGGGCTTGGAAAATAGTTTGAAATGATTGAAACACTTGTTCTATCTGTTATTGCCTCTCTCGGTGTGACTTCGGTTGCGCTGTCCAATATCTTGTTTCTTGGTCTTTCTGGTCTTTTCTATGTTGGCGCTTCGCTTGGTCTTTCACTTCTAAGCTCTTTGCTTTTTAAGCCTCAGACACCAAAACCAGAAGACGTTCAACAACAAACAAAGCAGCCGATTTCCCCTCGTTATCGGCACTATGGCAGAGTCAAGGTTTCTGGCAATTGGACTTTTGCTGAAAGCAAGAACGGTAATTTTTATAAGGTTGTTGCAGTGGGGCAAGGGCCGATTGATGCGATTGAGCAGTTTTGGATTGATGATTATTTAGTTACCGTCGATTCCTCTACAGGTTTTGTTTCTACCGGCGTCACCGATTCTGGAAAGACTTTTGACTATGGTTCGAAGGTCCAAATCCGCTATCGGTTGGGCACAGGAAGTGATCTTAATTATTCGGAATTGTCTTCCGTTTTTCCTGAATGGACTAGCGATCATAGAGGCCGTGGCGTTGTCAGCATCTTTGCAACGCAATTTGCCGTTGGTCAAGAACAATACCTAAAGACGTTCCCTAGCGGCATCAACACAAACTATCGCGTTGTTATGCGCGGCGTTTTGATCGAAAACCCAGTAACACTTTCTGTTTCGTGGGATGATAATGCGGCTAGCGTCATTCGCGACTTTTTGTATAATGCCGAAGGTTTGAGGTTGCCAAAGGCGCTTCTTACAACTCCTTTGGCAAGTGCTGGATGGATTGCAGCGTATAACAAATCAGAGACGGCATATAGCCTTGCGGCGGGCGGGACAGAACCCCGTTATAGACTTTGGGGCTCATATCATTTGGAAGAGCGTCCAGCAGACGTTCTAAACCGAATGTTGATTTGCTGCGATGGCCGTTTGATGATTACGAACGATGGCGGATTGACTCTTGACATTGGCGACGTTCCGGCTTCTCCTGTTGTTATTGACGAATCAATGATTGTTGGATTCAGCGAACTTGGCCGTGGTCGTGACATTCTGTCAACTGCCAATACGATCCGGGCGACATTCCTCAATCCCGATCAAGATTATCAATCTTCGGATGCTGACCCTTGGGTGCAAGCAGAAGACGCGGCGGTTCGCGGCGAAATTGCACAATCTTACGAATTCCCAATGGCCCCAAGCCATAGTCAATGCAGACGCTTAATGAAGTTGGCTGCATTTCGTTCCAATCCCGATTGGGTAGGGTCTTTTGTTTGTAACTTGAAGGCTCTAGCGGCTTTTGGTGAACGCTATTGCACGATCAGCTTTCCAACATTGGGGATTAATCAGACATTTGAAATCCTTGATTTCAGGTTCGATGTTGGTGAAAACGATATCTTGAATACGGTGACAATTCAAGTGCAATCGCTTCCTGCCGCTGCTTACGCATGGGATGCGGATCAAGAAGAAGGTGATGCGCCCGTTTATGAGTCGTCTAATGGCACGTCAACGATTCCAGACGTTACAGATTTTAATGCTGTCATTCAACGCAAAGAAATTTCTGGCACCCTATATCCATATGCGCTTTTGACGTTTGATCCGGCTCCTTCACCATTGCAAACTGAAGCGCAAGGAAGGCGAGTTGGCGACACTTCATGGACACCAATTGCAGTGTCAGAAGGCTCAAGTAGCGCAGAAAGTTTTCTTCTCGCTGATGGCGAAACGTATGAGTTTCAGGTTCGGTATCGTGCGATTTCCGTAGGGGCTTGGACTTCTTCCGCCATCTTAGTTGCAACGGCTGACCCTGTTGCGCCGGGAATTATTACGTCTCTCATTGCGACACCAGATGACACGAACAACGAAGTTGACTTTTCGTGGCAATCACCGAATAGTGCAAATTTCGCTGCAACAAACATCTATCGCAATACTGTAAACAACGAAGGAACTGCAACGCTCGTTCACACAGAATACGGCGCTGCAAACTTCCCATTCACCTATAGCAATCCATCTGGAACCGGAACGTTTTATTTTTGGCTTAGAGCTAGGAACTTCTCCGGCGTAGAATCTGCTTCCGTTGCAAGCGGAGCTATAACTGTAACATAATCGAGAATAAGGAAACAGAAATGTCAAGGAAAATCAATCAAGAAGGCCTGAACCTAATTAAGCAGTGGGAAGGTTTGGAACTTGCAGCGTACAAAGATGTTGCAGGCGTTCTAACTATAGGCTATGGACATACGTCCACAGCCGGTACGCCAAAGGTTGTTACAGGTCAACGTATCACCGAAGCGCAAGCCGAAGAAATTCTGAAATCTGATCTTGCGAAATTCGAAGAGCGCGTAAACCGACTTGTAAAAGTTCCGCTAACCGAAAACCAATTTGCAACGCTCGTTTCTTTCGATTTTAATACTGGCGCACTTCACAAGTCAACCCTCCTCAAGAAGTTGAATGCAGGGGATTATGAAGCAGTTCCAGTTGAACTTATGAAGTGGGTAAATGCGGGCGGAAAGAAGGTCAAAGGCCTTGTAAACCGGCGCTCGGCAGAAGCTGGTCTTTGGGCTAAGGGTGAATTTGTATCTTCAAATACGGTTGATGCAAAGCCAACGGTTCCAGCAATCGTTACTAAAGAAAACATTGCATGGGGCGGCACTCTCGTCTCATCGCTTGGTTTGTCCGCTTCCGGTTCCGGCCCCGTCCAATATGCTTTTGCCATTATCCTCGTGATCGCGTTTTGCGTCGGCTTGTTCTTTTTCATCAAAAGCAGGCAGGCTAAATAATGATTGCAACAATTGTCACATGGCTTGTCAAGCTTGGCTTTGGCGGAATTGTCGATAAGACCATTGACCTTATGAAATATCGTGCGCAATTAGAAAATGACAAAGAGAAGTTGCGCACTGAAGTTGCGATTGAGCAACTTAAGGCTACGCTCGAAGAAACTCGCATTATGGCTGGTTATAACGAGAAAAAGCTTGAATTCCCTTGGTTTTGGCTTATGGCTTGTATTTTTGTTTTGCCTTTGGGCATGTGGTGGAGCGCCATCCTACTCGATAGTATCTTTCATTTCGGATGGCGCGTAGCTGATTTGCCGACCCAAAACCTACAGGATTGGGCTGGCCAAATGATCACTTGGATTTTTTATGTCGGTTCCGGCGTGGCCGTTTTGAAGGGGCTTCGCAAGTGAATTTTGATTTTACTATTTCCGTTTCGCATATTATTACAATTATGGGCTTTGCCGCAGCCTTCGCATGGAATTGGTTTACATTGAAGAGCAAGACAGATAGGGCTTTTGAAAAAGCGCAAGACGCAGAAGAAGAAACGCGGAAAACGCAAGACATGCTTGTAGCTCTAGACAAACGCGTATCTCAGCAAGAACTTCAAATGCTTAAAGAGTATGCTTCCCTTTCTCATATCCAATCTATTGAAACGCGCTTGACCTCACAAATGCAGCAAATGAATGAAGAATTGCGAGAACTAAATAAGTTCCTTCGTAGTGGAAAATAAAATTGCTTTTATGAACGTTGTGTGATATAATCGTTTTTGTTCAAACCAAGAGGGGAACGAAAATGAGAAACGTAATCATTGCAACACTTATTACGCTGTCACTTGTCGGATGTAAGGATAGAGAACCTCCACTTCCGTC